CCATTAGTCACCTTTTTGCGAGTTTTAAGGTTGTACAGTTTCCCCATTAGTCTATTGCAACACGTTTTCTACCAAGAGGTTGGTCCTGTAGAGTTTTGTTGATTGTGGTGATATTTGTCTTGGGCCCAGTGCTGACGTTGGTTTGTTGATAACTTCCTGCACCTTGACCTGAGGACATCATTTTATTCTTTGAGTCTTTTTGAATTTGTTCTGAATTTTTAAGTTGCTGAAACTCAGATATCTTTCTGGAATCTAACTCCGCAGTTAGAACTTTTAAACTCTCAGCATCTAACCCTCCCATTCCAAAAACACCTTGACCTTTTGATAATATAGCATTTAACTGTTGAGTTGAAGCACCCTTTAATTTGCTTTGATCTATAGAGTTGCTCATATATCCATCAATAAATAATCCAGAGTCAGTTGCTTCCTTTAACAGTTGCACAGGAGTTTTTGCAGAATCTGGTGTTTTTTCAAGTTTTGGTTTTGGTTCTGCTTCTGGGACTTGAGGTGCGCCTTCCTCCCCTCCATCTTTGAAAGGATACCATGGCCCAACAGATAGACCGTCAAACCAAGACGATTTACCTATTAACTCCATTTTAGGAATTCCTATAGGTGCAAGAAAACTTAAAACAGAACTTCCGATTGAGGATATTTTATCTATGATCATATTGAAAATGGATTTAACTTTATCTACAATGGAAGTAATAATTGGATCCAAACCAAATTTTTCCTTAATTTCTTCCCATTTCTCACCAAGAGTGGTTTTCAACCCTTCCCATTTTTCACTAACCCAAGATGACAATCCACCCCAAAGTTCTGAGAATGTCGTTTTGAAACTTTGCCAACTCTCACTAAACCAAGATGTTAAATCCTCTCCGATATTAGAAAACTTAGATTTAAAAGATTCCCAATAGGATTTTAAATCAGCCATAATTACATCCCAGTTGAAAAGATTGAAAAAATCACCTAATGCTCCTAAAATATCAACCCCAAATAAATTTTCTATAAAATCATTAACTCCTAAAATTGCTAATTCAATATAATCAAGAAATTTTACATAAAATTCTGTAATAATATCAGCAAAACTGAAAGAGTCTAACCATTTAGAAAAATCCTCAAATCCCATCCATTCTGCAACATAACTGATCATACCCTTCAGTAAATCTAAAGGCAATCCCAACATAGTTCCTACAAATCTTGAAATTCCCGCTTTAAGAGTTTCCACAATTGAACCTGTTGAATCAAAAACTTCAAACATTTCGTCAAATGCTTCTTTTATAGAATAAACGATCAAAGCAATTCCAGCAGCAATTGCTATTGCTGGCAAAAATGGTAATAAAATTGCCGAAAGAGCAGATGCCAACGAGGCAAAAGCGGTTCCTATGCTTGCTACCATCGACGAAATAATTGTAGTCATAGATGTCAACATACCACCCATTGCTATTGGCAAAGTTCTCTTGAAGAAGACTCTTGCTTTTCTGACTTTTTTATTTTTCCCAAAAATCCCTTCTTTTCCAAACCAATAATTTAAAGAGAACATACTTGAATCCTCTTTTTCAGTCGGTTTGACTTTTGCTGCTTTTATAGGGCTGGTTGCCGGAGATCCTGCTGCCCTTGCTTTTGCTGCTGCTATACGTGCTTCCTGTTCTGCAGTTTGAGATTGTTGTTTATCCTTATTTTCCTCTATTGATTTTTGGAGCTCTTTTGCATTACGTTCTGCGGAATCTCTATTATCTTCTAATACTTTTATAAGAGCGGGATCAGTTTCAGTTTTAAGTGCTTCTAGCATTTCTTCCAGAATGTTATTTTGAGATACAAGTTCTGCTTGAAGTTTGTCAAATTCAATTTGATTTAAATCGGAAGCTTCTTTAAGAGGGTCGCCAGTTCTTCCTAAAATTTCAGATTCGTCAGTTTTTAAAGATTTTAATTCTTCAGCAAGTTTAGCGCCTGCCTCTGTATGATCTCCCCCAGCCTTCTTAATTGCAGTCTCCAACGATTCTATCTCTTTCCCGACCTCAATTAACCTCTCAATATCTTTTTCAGACTCCATTTCCGGATTAATCCGATTTGCTATATTCTTAACGGTCTCAAATTCACCAAAAATTGGTGCAGACTTTATACTGTCACTGATACCTTTCCTAAAATCAAACATTCCTGTTTTAAAAATTCTTGATATTGGGTTTTTCTCTTGAATTTCTATTAATTTTCTGGTTGCTGAATCGCCATCACCTAATTCTTTTAGTGATCTTGCTTTATCCCTTTCAAGTTTTTCCTTTTTCTTCTCAGAGTCTTTTATAAATTTATAGTGATCTTTATTCAGTTCAAAAACTCTTTGAGCTATCTCATCCCTTCTCTCATCAGATTTGGATTTAATTTTAGGATCAACAATTCCAGCAGATAAATATTGTTTAGAAATTTTCTTCATTTCTTCAGCAGATAAATCTAAAAATCTTGTTGAATATTTGGAAATATCTTCAGCAATCGAAGCTATATCTCCAAAAACTCCAGTAGCAGTACTGATCATGGGATTCAATCCACCATATATCCCTTCAATATGATCTTTAATTTTTGTTCCGTCTGAACCGAGACCAGGTAATTTATCGCTCATTTCAACTCTCCCCTAAAAATATTACAATAATATATATAATTCTATCTTGAATATTTTTTACTCTTTTCATTTTCCTCTTCAATATGGTTTATAAGAAGAGCAACATATATTTGTCTCTCAAAGGGGAACATGTCTTCAAGTTCTGTTAAAGTAAACCTGTTGTTGTAGACTATCGCACTGTTTGTCTTGTAGTAATTCTCAATATTATCGTGTGATAGCCCTAGGATAAAAAAGACTGAACACCCTCTATAGTGTGAGATTCTTTTTTCCCGCATTTTGAACAAGTCCACTCTAAATCATAACAGACTTTTGGCATAGTGTCGAAAAAAGATTTCACAGATTCCATATGAGTCATATTAAAATTTAGAAAAAATTCTTTTTTATCTTTATCTGAAAAATCTTTCATCATGAAAACATCATCGTTTTGAGTGACCATTTCAGTACAATTAATCAACACTTCCATAAAGGAGTCAAAATCACCTTTACCTTGCTGCAATCTCAAAACATCTTTATATTTTGGATATCTCATTTTTATTTTAACATTAGTATTTTTATCAAGAAGTAGTAAATTTGTATGCCCTTCATATTTTTGAACTCGAATATTTTTCAAGTCTAAATTAACTGTTTCAACATGATCACAATCTTCAACATCAATATGCTTCATTTTCAGTTCTATGATATCTCCTACAGATTTTTCTCTCAATCTTAAAAAAATGTACTCAATATCGAACAGTGAAAGTTTCTCAACATTCTCTAAACTTGTACAAGAAGATATCAAAGACTTTAGTGACTCATAGATCACATTAATGTCTTCTGAATCTTTAGTTAATTGCATATACTTTTCTTCCTTTACAAGGAAAGGTCTGTATGTAAAGTCTTCCCCCGTTGAGGGTAAAGTATCATTAAATCTTGGCGCATTTAGAACTGGTAATTTTGTACTCATAATATATTATCCTTTGTTTAAGGGTTGGTCTTTTCTTTTTCGAAATACTCAACTGTCCATTTTTCATAACTAAAAGAAACTGTCAATTTTAAAATATCTTCACTCATCCAAGAAACATTTTGACTTGCCAATATGGTTGGAAATATTTTTTTAAAAGTGAAGGTGCAAGTTTTTTGATTAGTAGGACTTCCTCTGTACAAATTAACTTTTATACTTTCGGAAACATATTGATCATAATAACTTGATTTTAAATCCCCTGTACCTACAATAAGTTCCATCCATTGATCAAAAAATCTTCTTTCGAGCATAGAGGATGAACATAAAAAAGTTAAATTCAAATCAGTGAAAGTTACATTATTAACATGCTTGGATGATGTAACATAATCTTTTCTCTCACTAACTCCAAAAGTTTTTCCTGGAAGGTCTGCGCTTTGACAACTAAAAGTTAAAAGTTCTGAATCTTTAGAATTTCCCATCCCTGGTGGAGGGATGATTTCAACATCCATTAAACTTGTTTTTGAGAAACCTTCAGAAAATCTTGAAGTGAATTTGTTTAAACTTTTCATATCACTTATTATTTATAATAGTATTTCTTGAATCAATATAAACATCTCTTGGTAGGATATTATTCCCTTGACTATCAAAAAACTTAGAGCTCGGAAGAACCATAGCAAATAACCATTTATTTGATGGTATGTGATATAAAGGAGTCCTCATTTGAGAATATAAATACCTTTTAATGCACGGTCGATAATACTTTTTTCCAGAGATAGATTTTAACATATTATATCTGAGAGTGAATCTGGTATCCTCATCAAGTTCCCCTGTCGGACTGGAAATGAAATTCCATAATTGATCCATAAGAACAAATCTCATTGCTGTGGGGAGATAATGTAAATTCAATCCAAGAAATCCATCCTTATATTGTTCTAAAGCTATAGACATAGGGAAATAATCGTAATATTTTAATTTTGATCTATGTTTAGCAACATAAACGAATTGATATATGTGCCCCCATCTTGCACCCTTCTCAAATTTACTCGCACACTCTTTTACTAAATTTTGAGATATATTTTGACTTCTATTCATCATCCATTCCATAGACTTATTGATTGTCAAATTTTTTCTTGAATCATTTCTCTTAAAAAAATCAGATAGACTCATATGTTCAATTCCTTCTCAGTTACTATCTTGAACTTCCACCCATACTTCTCACAAAACCTCTGAGCAGATGTCCATTTAGCATTATTTATCTGCCAAGTCACATTCTCTCTTAAATTTTTTCTTTGCTTGACTCCGAATTTCCCACCTTTAGGTTTTTTAACTTGAGATTTAGGTTTTATTTCTATCATTAATGTTTCTATTTTACCTTCACGGTTCAGTTTCTTGACTATGAAATCTGGAAAGTATCTATGAACTTTTCCATCAACGGGTGATCTATAAGGAACGCTAAACTCCTCCGAACTCCATTCAAGTATAGACCTATGCTCATCGCAAAACACCATGAATTTTCTCTCCCAAGATGATCTGTATATGATGTTATTTGAATTACCTCTATACTTTTTTTTATTTTTTATTTTATACTTTCCTTTCAAAGGCATATAAATATGTAGTATATAGGGGAGAGTTTATGAGATTAAAAGATAAATTAAAAGGGGCTTTACAATCTTCAAAGGTTAAAGTTTCTAAAAAAACTTCAAGTAAAATTCAAAATGCTTTGACAAATAGGAGTTCTTTTAAAACTCCAGAAAGTAAATCGGAAATAAAAAGATTTGGAAATGATGTTTCAAAAAATCTTTTAAACACTCCTGGGGAAATAGGTCGAGGCGGAAGTTCAATAAAAGGTTATTTGAACGATCAATTCGACAATTCAATTGAAAATATTTTAGATAATTCAAAAGGTCAAATCTTAAAAGAAACTTCAGCAAATAAAGTCTTGAATAAAGTTAAAAACGAAGTTAAGTCAAAAATAGAAAATATATTCTCAAAAAATAAAGGGAATGTTGGTCGAAATCCTATGAACTCTAAAAAAAGAAGTCAATATGAAAACAAACCTGAAAGTTTTTCATCTTTTGTTGTGAGTAAAGGTTCTGCTAAAATTCCATATATTAAATTTGAAATTGCAGGTACTAAGTCTACAGATTCAGTGGATTTTTTAAATTCTGACGGTGGGGAAACTGTTAAAGAAACTAAAAAGGGCCCGATAAAGGAAGTTAAACTTCCTGTAAGTCCAGAATTTCTAAAAACTTCATATGAATTTCAATACGATACTGATACTGAAGCATCTTTTGATGCTCAATTGCAAAAAGCAGCTGCAGGAGTTGCGGAAGCTTCTAGAATGGGAATTGCAAGTGCCGCAAAACTTTTGGGGGCAGGAACTAAAGTCGCAAGCAATCCTAATTTGGAAAATGTTTTTAAATCTATAAACTTTAGAGAACTTCAATTCAGTTTTGAACTTATACCTAAAAACGAAACTCAAAGTTTGGAAATAGAAAAAATAGTTCATATGTTCAAATATTGGGCATCTCCCGAGGAAATGAACGTATCTAAATTTAAATTTTTAAAATATCCGGAACTTTGGAAAATTAGTTATAATGACGGGAGTGGAGGGACATCTGGAGTTTCTTTTACAACTAAACCGTGTTATTGTAAAAGTGTTTCAATTGAATATGGGAGTGCTGAAGGATATTTATTATTCAAAACATCAAATAAACCCACATCTGTAAGAATCAATTTGAGTTTCACAGAAAATGAGTACATAACAAGAAACACTATTGGTGACGATTACACTAATGGAGGTAAGTTCTAATGTCTAAATTCTTTGAATATTACAAAACAACTGAATATAAACTTTTTGATAAAACTTTTAATTTGACTAATATAACTTTGAGATATAAATTTAGGCAAAATTTATCCAGAAATCTTTACAATTTTTATGATTACACATTACAAGACGGTGAAAGATTGGATCAATTAGCAGATATGTATTATGGGGATAGTAAATATGTTTGGGTTATTATTTTAGCAAATGATATGATCGACCCTCAATTTGAAATTCCAAGACCTTATAATGAATTTAGAAAATATGTTATAAATAAATATGGGACTTGGGATAATGTGGTTAATGGGACTCATCATTATGAGAGGGTTTCAATATATAAAGACACAGACACTAAAGTTGCAGATTTGAACCCTCCTATTATCATAAGTGAAGATCAGTATAATTCTTTGCTACCTCAAGAAAGAAAAGAAGTCAAAAATCTCGAATATGAAGAAAATTTGAACGAGAACAAAAGAAATATAAAACTATTAGATTCCGGTCAATTGAGTTTAATAATAGAATTAGTTGAAAGTGTTTTTGAATGAGTCAGACAACGATAGAATCCTCTCCGATTTATAATTTATCATCAATAAAATTAACTTCAGAAATTAATAATCAATTTTTGGAGTTGATTAATGTATATTCAGGGATTCAAATATTCGAATCTATTAATAGTCCTTTCATATATGGGAATATATCAATAGTTGACACAAGTGGAATGATTGAAACTCTTCCAATCGTTGGGGAAGAAAAAATAACTTTCAAAATAAGAAAGACTCCTGGAGATAAAAGATATTTTGAGATTAAAGCTCAAGTTTATAAAATATCCAATAGAACGAAAGACTATGACAGGAAAGGTATAGAGAGGTATGATTTAGAATTTATATCCGAAAATGCTATGAAAAATCAGATAGAGAGAGTTTCAAAAACTTATGACGGATTGGTTTCAGATGCTGTAAAAGATATTGCTGAAACTCACTTGGGTTTAAAAAAGATAGAAACTTTGAGTGAAGATCCTCAACAAAATCCAAAACTTTATCAAGATGTTTTAATAGAAACAACAATGGACAAAAATAAGTTGAACATACCAAACTTAAAACCGATTGATGCTATCAACTTTCTATGTAAATTTTCATATTCGAGTAATGGGAAAAGTAAAAATCCATACAACACAACATATAAGTTTTATCAAACCAGACAAGGTTTCTTTTTTCAATCTATAGAGAAATCAATAATGGATAGAGGTAAAGAAATCAAACATAAATTTTCAGTTGCCAATGATCCTAATGTGAAAGAGGAAAATAAAACTGTATCCAAATCTGATCTGTTCACGGTGATGGAATATAATTTTTTGAATATGTATGATAATTTTAGATCATCAAGTGACGGATATTATGGTGGAACTAATGTTGGGTATGACACTTTAACTAAAACGATACATGAATACAAATTAAAATATACTGATAAGTTTGATGATATGATTCATGTTGATAAAGTTGATACAAACAGTAAAAAGTTTATGTACAACCAAAGTCCGGAAAAAACTTTGATAAAAAGCTTTCCAACTAAAAAAGGTTCAATCTCAAGTGAGTACATAAAAAATAAAGAGGAATCAAAAGATATCTTTTATGCTAAAGAGGATGAAGTTGATTTCTTGAAAATAACTAAAAAGGAAAGATTTAATGAAGGTTTAACAGTTGAAATAGTAATACCTTCAAATATTTATCTAAATGTTAACGATTTGGTTGAATTAAAATTTCCAAGTTATAAGAGAGAGAACGGCGAAAAAAATTATTTAGACGATAAATACTATAGTGGTAAATATATTGTTATAGGGATAGTTCATAATTTAACAAATATGGAATTGCGTGAATGGACTATGACTTTGACACTCTTAAAAGACACACTGAAAAGTGAAATAAAGTGATATTATGTTTGGGTTTAATCCAATTTGGTTTATAGGCGTTGTGGAAGATAGGACTGATCCTTTAAAATCTGGAAGATGTAAGGTCAGGTGTTTAGGTTTCCATCAACAAAATACTTCGGAACTTCCTACAAAAAATCTACCTTGGGCGCAACTTCTAATTCCGGCAAATAGTCAGAATGAAATAAAACCTCCAAAAGAGGGTTCTTGGGTTTTAGGGTTTTTCAAGGATGGTAATAAGTGTCAGGAACCTATGATAATATCACTTATCCCTGGAATTCCAACGGTAGCTTCTGAAGATGTTCCTACAAATGATGGTTTTTACGATAAAGCAAAAGATAAAAGTGAAAGACCTTTCCCTCCTGAAAAATTTGAATATAAAACTGACGGTTCAAAAATTGCAATAACTGAAGGAAAGGCAGACCATTACCCTCCCAAAAAAGAAGGTTATCTCAAGCAATCTATAGATGAACCTGACACTCCAAGAGTTTCCAGAAATGATCCAAAAGAGTTATTAGAAGGAAAATTTGTAAATAGTAAAACCGAACTTCCAAAAAATACTCACATCGATAAAGTTAAGGAATGGAGAATCGGCGGAAAAACTCATGAGAAAGATGGTATAACAAAAGCTCTTTCTGAACAAATTGTTGGTGAGAACTCTGCTTACAGTAAGACTGACAAAATCAATAGAAAATCTGAGAACACCACAGTAAAAGAAGGTGACAATGAGAAATCGGTAGATTGGGATGATGGTAAGGTTTGGAAAGAAAAGGAAACTGCTTACAGTGCGAAATACCCTTACAATAAAACTGAGTTGACAGATTCCGGTCATGTTTTTGAAGTTGATGACACTCCTGGAGCAGAAAGAATACATCAACAACATAGGTCTGGAACTTTTCAAGAGGTTTACCCTGACGGTTCAAAAGTTGAAAAGGTTATGGCAGATAATTTCCATATTACCCAGCAGAACGAATATAAACTAAATCTAGGGAATTATGAAGTCACTATAAAGAAAAACAAAGGTGAACGAGTTGAGGGTGATATATTCGTGCATATCAACGGAGAGAGGTCTTTAAAGATAGATTCCAACTCTCACGTAGAGGTTCTAAAGAACGACACCTACACAACAGGGGGAAATCGAGAACAGACAACCAAGGGAAATAAAGATGAGACTGTTAGAGGGAATAGAACTGAGGTGGTTGAAGGCAATCACACTGAAACCATAACAAAGAATCAATCGGAAACTGTAAAAGAGAATAAAGATGAGACTGTTCTAAAAAATAGAACTGAAGTTGTACATAAAGAACATTTGGCAACTATAGGAGGCAACAGCACTGAAAGAGTTGCAAAAAACAGTTCGAATTTGGCAAAAGGTTCTAACACCATTCAAGGGTTGCCAATAAATTTAGCATTATCCTCTGCAAGTTTTAGCGACTTTGGTGGGGGTGGTTCAGGATCTGGTGTAGTTCAGTTAGGAATAGGGAGTACAGTTAATGATGAAAATGGGAGTATGTCTGGAGGTAAAATTGTTAAGGTTCAACCAGACAATACAGCAAATGCTAATAAATTGACTTTTGATTTTGCTAATTTAAACGAAATAATTTTTCAAAATTTCAACACAATTAAATTTTTGGGTAATGTTGAAGTTGGAAGTTCCCCTCAACCTGTCGGTATTAAAGGTTCAGTTTCAAGTTTCTCTGGAAGTTCTGATGTACACTCTAATCACAGACTTTCTTCAGGGTTATCTCAGTCCTTAAAAGCTTCCAAAGGCGGAGGTTCTGGGAACAATAGAGGAGGTTAATAATGACATTTGATTCAAGATTTAAACAAGAATTTTTAGAAATAGTTACAGAAGAACAGAAACAAGATATTGAGAATAATTTCATAAACTCTGATCAGGAAAATTTACATATAGAATTTTTAAATAAAAATATTCAAGATTTGAAAGATTCCATTCCAGCATTAGATTCCGAAACATCTATCCACAATAGCATATTAGTATCTTCAGTTCAAGCAATTAACAAATACCTTGAAGAAAAATTACAAGAAATTATACAAAATGATACAGCAAATAATAATTTTTTAACTTGGCATCAGGATACTCAATCTGGGAGTAACAATCAGGTGACCTACCCAAACCCTGGAGATTTAGTTACAACAACAATTGACAATCAAACATACTCTCCGGCATATCAAGATGCTCCACCCCTAGAGATAGTTGGGTCAGGAGCAAATTTAAAAATAAAAATACCGTATCAAATTAATTTTTGTTATATTGATAAGGATCAGGAAACATCAAGAGTTGAGGCAGTTGACCCTATAGATGGCCCAATGCCCACAGAACCTGATTTAAGACTATCTTCAGCATCTGCTCCGGTAACGGTAGATGGTGACACTAGACAAATGCCAGGGCAAAGAAGACCTGAAAGTGATACGGATAGAGAGTTTTTTGATAAAGTTGGTAGTATACAGATATTTTACATGCAACCTTTGTATGAAGTAGACCCTAATTCCGGTGGAGGAAATCAGGGGGGTAATCAAAATACAACGGTAATATTATCTGAAAAAAAGATTGTTGCTTTAAGTAAAGATACAGATTCAACCCTAAATCAATTAATAGAACAAGCAAAATCTTCTTATAATCTATTTGAAGAAATGATAAATGGGGTTGAAGATTTCTCAGGATCCTATTCTGATTCTGTTAATAATTATGAAGCAATTGCAGATTCGATTAATCGAAGAGATAGATTTTTATTAAGAAATCAAATATTCAGAGAATTTTTAGGAATTTAACCACAAGCACCTAATAGTATTTCACCTGTCCACATTAAGAAGAATGGTGACATCAACAATGATATTGCGATATAAATAATAAAAAACCATCTGAAAAATATTTCTAAATGATCTGCAACATACTTAAAACTTCTTTTAAATCTTTGTTTCATAATTCAACCTCACTTATCCTCAAGATAAGACTCCCTTTTGATAAAATTAATCTATGAATTTCACCTTTAGGGATTTCAATAATATCTCCAACTTTGAGTTGAAAGGGCATCTGATTATCAAATTGAAAGAAGCAATAATCAGAATATAACACTTCAACTTTTCTATCAACTAAATCTGAATGCCAGATGAATTTCTCTTTATTGGAATAGAAAAAACTTCTTAAAAACATTTTTTCATTAATACGAGTATCAATATAAGGTTTATGATACCAAGTTTTCTCTACCAAAAGAAATTTCCTCCACCTTTTAGACCAAGTGCCTTTGCGTACATCGGAAGTCTACATGCCCAGTATCCTGGTTTTGTTTTATCCTTTTTTTGATCACATTTATGTCTCGCAACAAAACTTTTTCTTGCATCAGGGTCGTTTATCTTTGCAGTAAGTCCAGTTGTATCACCGAACTCAACCTTGATGACGTTCCCTTTATCATTTTTCACATAGACATAATACTTTTTTGAACCGCCTCTTTTTGGTTTGTTCAACTCAACATCTTCTTCTTCAATCAAAGGAAAATCCAAAGGAACTTCTTCACCTTCATAAAAATCAAACTTACCAAGGTCACCTTGTACAACCTCTTGATCCATTGTCGATATATTATTCAACTCTCCATTGAATGACATTCTTCTTGCTTCAATAAAAAATTCAAAATACTGTTTTGACCCCATTCTGAAAATATTTTCTGTGAAAGGGATTCCGTTTTCAATGTGAAACTCTATAGCTTCTTGAACGTGATTTTTTTCTGAGAAAGTTTTGATGGAGTATTTCATTTCAAGTTGTCTTCAAATTTATCTAATTCATCTTTCACTTTCTCATATTTGTCTTCTAATTTTGCTGCGAATTTAGCATCCAATAAAGACCAAACCAAAAGAATGGTTAATCCCCACATTGCGATGTAACCGAAATATTTAACTGCCATTGATAATAAAAATATACCAATGATCCATATTGCCATTTGTCGTTGTAATTTACTCATTTTAACACCTCGTATTCTATTTATACTATAAAAAAGATGAAAAGTCAAGGAAAAAGAAAAAAATTCTTGAAAAAAAGTATACTAAGTATTATTATTAATTTATATGTTATAAATAATATTATATTAAGCGCTTATTAATATATATTATTATATTATATTTATATATTGTATTTATATTTATATATATAATACTTTAGTATATTTCCTGCGGAAAAGGTAAAACCTATGAGTGAGAAAAGAGAATTCAGTGACATATCTTTGTCTTTTGAGAAGAATCCTGCTACAGGAGACATTGTAAAAGTAAAAGATGATATTGCAGTTAAGCAATCAATCAAAACATTGGTTTTATCGGAAGTTTTTGAAGCACCGTTCCAAAAAGGTAAAGGTACAAGAATCAGAAAAATTCTTTTTGACCTAATTGGAGATGACGGTGCAGATTTAATCAGAAAAGAAATATCAGAAGTAATACAAAATAGAGAACCAAGGGCAAACCTTTTTGATGTTTTAGTTGAACCTATTCCTGATCAGAATAAATATTCAATAAAAATAATTTTTGCTATGATAAATACCCTTGAACCTCTTGAAGTCGAATTATTTGTTTCAAGGGTGAGGTAGGTGAAATGTCAGATATAAAAGTAACAGAATTAGATTTTGATATCTTGAAAGAGAACTTGAAGGATTTTTTAAAATCTCAAGACGAGTTTCAAGATTATGATTTTGATGGTAGTGGTCTACAAATATTGTTAGATATCCTTTCAGCAAACACTCATTATAACGCAATTTATCAAAACATGATTGCTAATGAGATGTTTCTTGATTCTGCAGTTCTCAGAGAGAGTGTAGTTTCAAGAGCAAAAGCATTAGGGTACACTCCTAACTCAATTAAAGCTGCTCAAACCGAAATCACATTAAAAGTTATTAATTCTGGTGATGTTGGAGATAACGATCCTCAACCTTCATCTATACCTCTTCCTATATTTTCTACTTTTTCTGCTACAAAAGATGGAATTACATACATATTTCAAAATACTGAAGGAAGAACTTTAGCAGATTCCGGTGAAGTTGTAGGAAGTAAAAAAATATATTCCGATACTTTCACGATCAAACAAGGGGTTATGGTTGAGCAGAATTTTAGTGTTAACTTTCAAGAGAATCCAAATCAAAGATTCGTTATTGAGAATGATAATGCTGACATAACAACTCTGATTGTAAGTATTAATGAAAATCCTTCAAACAACCCTTCCTCATATTCAGTTTATTCCTTAGCAGAGAATGTTGTAGAAATAGGTTCTTCTGATAATGTTTATTGGATACAAGAAAACGAGTCAGGGAAGTATGAATTATTTTTTGGTAATGGTAGAATAGGTAAAAAATTAGTACATGGGTCTGCTATAAAAATTCAATATTTGACAACTTCCGGTGCTGTAGGTAATAATATATCAAGTGGATATAATTTTTCTGATGTTATTCAATCCGATTCATTGAATTACGGAATGTATGATGTAACATCTGCTTCATCTTCTTTTGGAGGTTCTGATAAAGAGGGTGTTGAGGAAATAAGATTCTCCTCACCGAAACAGTATGAGAGACAAAACAGGTCTGTAACAGCATTAGATTACAAATACTTGGTTCAAGAAAAATATCAAAATATTGAGAGTATTAAAGTTTGGGGTGGAGAAGATAACGATCCTGTCCATTATGGTAGAGTTTTTATTTGCTTAAAACCTAAAACAGGAACCTTCTTGACGGAAACTGCAAAACAAAGTATAGTTGACGATATTGTAAAAGATTATAATGTTGTAACTATTGATGCAGAGATAGTTGATCCGACTTTCACTTACATAGAAATTATATCAGGTGTTAAATATAATTTAAGAGAAGTTCCTGAGGGTGAAGAACATTTGAAGAATTTAATACGATCAGCAATTTCAAATTACAATGAAACTTCAATCAGTAAATTTGATTCATATTTCAGATTTTCAAATTTCACATCTTTGATTGATTCCACTTCTGATGCTATTAAATCTAATATAACCAATATCAAAATTAAAAATAGACTTGATGTAATTTTAAATGTTCCAACTTCTTACACTAC